ATCGTAAAGCACGCAGGATTCAGAATAATAGGCACAGCTGTATCAGATGACGCACCACTGAGCGGCCACAGAGGCTGTGTTCAGTTTCTTTGTGCAAGACACCTAACATCTTCTAATGAGTCTGTTGGATTTCCTTCTTTTACATCCAATAATAGCTTCTCCGACCAGTCAGGTCCACAGGGTTTTAATATTGTTCGTGGTATGATATTCTCAGCTACTGGAACAAGAGTTGAGGTTCTTGACTACGACCAGAAGTACTCTCCATCTACTGCGCTAGATGATTATGCATCAGTTAATCCAACCTCTTCTGATAGACTATATAAGACATTTAAGCTTGTCCTTTCATCTACAGCGGCAAACTGGACAGCGGATGGATATTCTAATGTAAAAGTATTTACAGCGTCGCTGAATCCCACAGACGACAACTATTTTGGAAATGTCCTTAACACTGATCCAGAGAGGTTTGAGTCAGAACAGCACCTTCTCTATGCAGCTTTTCCTGTAGAGGATGAGATTTTAACAGTTGACACAGCCGCAAACGCTATAGCTATTTGCTCTGGATCAGCATCTGGATCTGCTGCGTCAGGAATATCCGGGCTGACATACAGGGATGCATTCGGAAGATTCGACACAAGATACACTGCGCCAAGAACAACATACTTCATATCCCAGCCATACGGAAAGAAGGAGTGGGAGCTATTCTATTTTGAGACGATATCAGACGGATCTGTTGCGAATGAGAAGTATAAGATCTCTATATCAAGTCTAAAGAAGCCAACAAATCCTAAAGATCCGTATGGAACCTTTACTATTGAGGTTAGAAATTTTGATGACTCTGATACATCACCACAGGTTCTTGAGAGATACCCACTTTGCACATTGAATCCTAATGATTCTAACTTTATAGCAAAGAAGATAGGTGATTTTAAGGCATATTACAATTTTGACGCCGAGTTAGAGTCTGAACGTAGACTGCTTGTAAAGGGTAAGTATCCAAATAAATCATCTAGGATTAGAGTTGTGCTTAGCACAGAGCTACAGCAGAAAAAGATACCAAAAGATGCGCTTCCATTTGGATTCAGAGGCCTTCCAGTCATCAAGACCAATGACTCATTAACAGATACCTTGCAAAGCATTAGGGGAACATACTCTAATCCTGGAGGAGCGACAAGGGGTGTTCAAGCAAACGGAACTGTTGGTCCGGGAAGATTAACTTTCTACACTGGAAGTACTGAGGCTATGACCTTGAGCGGTCCGGTTTCAGCTTTGAGCTCGTCTATTCTTCCCCCAGTGCCGCTCAGGTTCAAGTGTACTAGAGGAAAGGTCAGGCTTTCTCCTGCGTTCGTCGGACAGCAAGGGTCTGAAGAGATAGCAGATTCAAGATATTACTGGGGATGCAAATTTGATTCCATTCCAAGAACAGGATCGTTATCAAATGCAGTTCTAAACTCGAATGCCTCAACCGAGGTGAACGGATTATTTAGATCATATTCTAAATTCTTAGGAATAAAGAAGCTAGATACACTCGTCACAGGCGCCGGAGCAGATGAATTTAATTGCAATAAGTTCACATTAGCTCGAGTTGCTCTTAAAAATTCAGTTCAACAGTCTAATGGCCTAGATAACCTTGGTGCCACTGCAAATAATGCAATAACTGGAACAGTTAAAGAGCACATTCTTGAGACAGCCTATATTAGAAATGGATCTCCTGATCTTGCGACGTATGCTGTGAGTGACGGATATATCACGAAGAGAGTAACATTCGCAACACTATTGGCTATGACATCATCTCTATACTTTAATAAGTTTGTTGACTATTCTAAGTTTACAAACATGATGTACGGCGGATTCAATGGTGTCAATATTCTTGACAAGGATATGGCCAGAATGGATGACAGAGCTTCTTCTGGTGACACAGGAGGAAAGGCTGTTGCATCTCCTGATATTGGCTTAAAGATGGGCGATGACAATGCATTTGGAATAGGAAAGACAAATAACATCATAGCATCATATAGGACAGCAGCAAGAATTCTTACAGATCCTATGTCTTCTCGAGCAAACCTCATAGCAATTCCAGGGATCAGAGATACAGCACTTACAGACTATGTCCTTGGTCAGCTTGAGGATTACGGAAAGGGATTCTATATAATGGAGATTCCAGGATACGACTCTTCTGGAAATAGAATCTTTGCTGGAACTGGACTAGCTAGCGTTACAAAGACACTAGAAGATCTTGAGTCCAGAGCATTAGACAACAATTATGCAGCCGCATATTTCCCAGATGTTACGATAAATGATCCAATTAACAATCAACTTGTCGATGTACCAGCATCAGTTGCTGTAATCGGAGCTATAGGATTTAGTGATAATGTTTCCTATCCATGGTTCGCGCCAGCAGGATTCAATAGAGGGTCTCTTGACTTTGTAACAAATGTACGTGTTAGATTAAACCAGGCTGATAGAGATGAGCTGTATGACGCTAGAATCAATCCAATAGCCACATTCCCTCGAGCAGGATTCGTTATCTTTGGACAGAAGACCCTCCAGCAGGCAAGAACTTCTCTTGATCGTGTTAATGTAAGAAGAATGCTTCTAGAGGTCAAACGAATAATTGTTGATGTTGCGAATAAGATAGTCTTTGAGCAGAACACTCCTGAGACAAGAGCTAGATTTATCGCTCAGTCCACACCTCTTCTAGCTCTTGTTCAGAGCCAGCAAGGAATTGATCAATTTAAGGTAGTAATGGATGCAAGCAATAACACGCAAGAGGATGTAGAAAATAACATTCTCAATGGAAGAATAGTGGTTGTTCCCACAAGAGCCGTAGAGTTCATAGCTATAGACTTTATCATCACTAATGCTGGAGTAAGTTTTGAGTAACGGATACATATTGATAGAATCTTTAGGAGAGATAAATGGCTGAGACAGTTTTTAACAGTGCCGGTGTTACAGCAACTGAAATCGATCTTTCAGCACCTACAGTTGCAGGTCCTGTTGGGACTCCAGCGGGTGTAGTGGGAACTGCTAATCAGGGCCCAGCATTCGTTCCTGTAACCGTAGCTAACTATAGAAATTTTTCTCGCATATTTGGAAACACAGATGGTGAAAAGTTTGGACCTCTTGCTGTTAGTCAATTTTTAAAGAACGCGCAGGCTTTAACTTATATTAGAGTTCTTGGTGTCGGAGATGCAAAGAAGAGAAATACTAGCACTGGAAAGGTAAACAGGGCTGGATTTGTTGTGGGATCACAGCAGATAGATGATAGAGGTACAGTTGCAAGAAATCCTTACGCAACTAGCCCATATAGTGATCTGGGAAGAACATACTTTCTAGGATGCTTCCTATCTGACTCAGCTGGGTCTTCATTGCTTAAAGACGCAGGAATATCAGGAGATACTAAATTAGGCGGAACAGGATCTCACCCGATTATACGAGGTGTTCTCATGGCTCCGTCTGGTGTCATACTGGGGCTGTCTGGAACAAGTAATGGAAGCAATGTAGTTGGAACAGGTGCTGTAACAGCATCTGCAACAAATGGTCAAACTAGCACAGGGTTCGCATACGGCGGAGCTATGACAGGAACACTAAATCTTGCCACTCAGAACTTTGTCATGCTTCTAAATGGGCACAAGGCCACCGGTGAGGGTCCAAATATAATCACAGCATCATTTGACCTAGAGTCTCCAGCTTACTTTGGAAATGTGCTAAACACAGATCCTCTCGAGATGGAAAAGAAGGGACACCTTCTTTATGCAAGATACGATATCCACCCAGCATTCGTAAAGGCAACTGGATCAGGAGTAATTAAAAATGACTGGTACTCACATGCAGCTCAAGGAACGCAGGAAGATATCGCATTCCTGCTAACAAGCTCGTTAGCTAGAAATACAGGAAATGCATCAGTTCCAGACTATGATTCATTCCAAGATAGATTTAAGGCTCCAAGATCACCCGCAGTTATATCGCAGGATTTTGCTGGAACGAAGCACAGTCTGTTCAGGGTGTTCTCTATATCAGATGGATCATTTACCAACGACCTCTTTAAGATTTCAATTGAAAATATTAAGCCTTCTCTGGTAGACTCCTATGAATATGGAACGTTTGATCTCATTGTTAGATCATTTGATGACACTGATGAGGAGAAGAGACCCCTAGAGTCTTACAGAGGATTGTCCCTTGATCCTTCTAGTGATAAGTTTATAGCAAGAGTCATTGGAGATCAAAATACATACTTTGACTTCGATCAGGCCACAGCGTCACAGAAGATAGTTGTACAGGGTAATCATCCAGTTATATCAAACTATATTAGAATAGAGCAAAGTGATCAGCTGAAGGCAGGAGAGCTTCCGAAGTCATCACTTCCGATGGGCTTTAGAGGTCTCGATCACCTTGTAACATCTGGAAGCAATATTCTATGTACAGTTAGTCAGTCCCAGATTAACCAAAGATATCAAGGCAATGAGTCTTATTCATACCTAAGAGCTGTCACACCACCTGTTCAGTTTAGAGAAAGTGTAGCAATAGGAACAGCTCCCAATAAAAATACAAACTCATCACTTTACTGGGGATGTCAATTTTCTAGAAAGGTTTCAGTTTCAAAGACCAATCTTTCTTCAGTTCAAGACAATACATGGAGATCTAGAGTAAAATACTTCCCAGATTTCGCACTATCTAATAGAAACTTTTCTGTTGGAAACAATGCTGGCGTCGCAGATTCAAATGGAACAGTTTTAGACTGTGATAGATTTAATAATAATATTTTCTCACTAGAAAGAATTCAGGTTAGAACCGGTTCTGATACCATTGCAGATGTTAATGAGTGGGTTAGCGCATCTTATGTGAGAAACGGATCTATTACAGCAAATACGGGAAACAAGACTAGGGCATTAAAGGTCTCGGATCTAAAGACGCAAGGAAATAGAAGGTTTTCAAAGTTCACATTTGTTCTTCAAGGTGGCTTTGATGGAACTGATATGTTCAACCAGGATAGAATGGATCTTTCAAATGCAGCTGCTAAGAGAGAGATGGATGATGAGACAAATCAGGGCGGCACAAATGGACCCACAGTAGCAGCATATAGAAAAGCTGTTGACATGATGGGAACTAAATCTGATGTTGACATAAACCTTCTTGTGATTCCTGGAATTAGACAGGCAGCTGTTACAAATTATGCAATAGATGCTATTGAGAATAGATTTGATGCGCTCTATATCATGGATATTGAGGAAAGAGATGAAATCAATACAGTAATAACGTCATCCGTCTCTAATCCAAGTGTAGCTTACACAGTAGCAGCCTTTAAGAATAGAGGGTTAAATTCATCCTTTGCATCAGCTTATTTCCCAGATGTCATTATGACAGATCCTACGACAAATACAAATGTTCAAGCTCCTCCTTCAGTTGCTGTTCTTGGTGCCTTTGCTATCAATGACGCTGTTGGATATCCGTGGTTCGCACCTGCTGGATTTACAAGAGGAGCTCTAAAGGATTCGCTATATTCAAAGGTGCCTGTCAGCAAGGCAAACATGGACACGCTTTATGATGCAGATATAAACCCAATCACTGCATTCCCAGGAACTGGATTAATGGTATTTGGTCAAAAGACACTTCTTGCAACAGACTCTTCTCTAGACAGGGTTAATGTTAGAAGGCTTCTCATAAATGTGAGAAGATCTGTCAGACGTGTTGCAAACACCATGTTATTTGAGCCAAATAGGCAGGAGACTCTTGATAGGTTTAATGCTCTTGTTACACCCATTTTACAGAGTGTACAGGAGAGAAGTGGTGTTGATAGATACAAGGTTGTAATCGATGCAACAACAACAACGCAGGCTGATATTGAGAATAACACCCTAAGGGGCAAGATATTCTTACAGCCTACACGTACAGCAGAATTTATAGCACTTGACTTTGTTGTAACAAATGCAGGAGATGCATTCCAAAATGCATAGAATAAATTTTGCAAGCTAGATACTTAAGAATGATAAACTCTTTAGGAGATAGAAGAAATGGCTGAGACGTTATCCGTCACCGATATGTTACCTAATAAATTTGAGCCCAAAAGGCAGTTTAGGTGGATTTTTGCGATAGAAGGTATTGATGCCTTTTTGATGAAAACAACTAGTAGACCTAAATTTACACTGGCTCAAAAGGAAATTCCCTGGATAAATGCAAAGCGTTATGTATCAGGGAGGCTCACATTTGACCCGATCGCACTCACACTGTATGATCCGATTGCACCATCAGGAGCACAACAGGTCATGGAGTGGATTAGAACGCACTATGAGTCTGTATCTGGTCGTGCTGGATACGCAGACTTCTATAAGCGTGACTGCCAGCTAAAGCTTTTAGATCCAATTGGAACAGTTGTAGAGCTTTGGGATATAAAGGGTGCATTTTTACAGGATGCAACATTTAATAACCTTACCTATGAAAATGAATCAGACCCTGTAGAGATCGCTATCACGCTTCGGTATGATAACGCTGTTTTGCAATACTGATACTCACGATTCTTTTATTTAAAGCCCTCCTATTAAGGAGGGCTTTTTTATTTTAATTTACCTTTACATAGAACCCAGTATATTTTTAGAATAAAGAAAGAGGAAATTTTGTCGGATCATCAAGGTGTTCAAACACACAATGTAATGAAAGATGACTTTGGTTGGGATGTTCCTGTAGAGGGAGTTCCGGTTCCATCTGAGGGAAAAGTGTATTCTGAGGGATCTGGGCTTCACAATAAAAATCTTCTTCACATAAGATCTATGACAGCTCGTGATGAGGATATACTTGCTTCTCGAGCCCTTATTCAGCAAGGCATAGTAATAACAACTTTGCTCGAATCTTGCTTAGTTGAAAAAGATATAGATGTTAGAGATATGCTTATCGGAGATAGAAATGCTCTGATGGTATCTGTTAGGATCACAGGATATGGGACATCGTATAATGCAGAGGTAAATTGTCCGGAATGTGGAAAAAAGAGCAGCCAGAATTTTGACCTATCAAACCTAGAGATAAAGCGTCTAACATTAGATCCAGTTAGACAAGGAGAGAATGTATTCTCATTTAAGCTTCCCGTAACTGGGAAGGAAGTTCACTTCAGATTCCTAAGGGGGGCTGATGAGGAAGAGATGAATCTGACGGCGGAACGTCGCAGAAAGATGATGCCTGATGCAAAGATTGATAGTCTTGTCACATCCAGACTGGAGCAATTAATTGTTTCAATTGAGGGAGTAAGTGATAGGAATAAGATAAACGCATTCGTTAAAGACATGCCAGCGCTAGACTCTAGAAAGTTAAGAACATTTATAGAGAATCATGAGCCCGGAATTGACATGTCTGTATGGATGAGTTGCGCTCAATGCAACCAGGAATCTCGTGTATCTCTTCCGATCGGCGCCGGGTTTTTTTGGCCCACGGACTGAGTGGAGAGAGTCTTTTCTAGAAGAAGCGTTTCTACTTCAATATCATCTCAATATGAGCTATTCTGATGTAAGAAACCTTCCTGTAACATACAGGCGATGGTTCATAAGTCGTCTGGGTTCTGAATTCAAGAAGAGGTCAGATGCTAGAAAGAAAAGCAGAGGCCAGCAAAGTCAGGACACCCAGACAAGCATGCAAGATAATATGAAAGCTATCGATGAAATGATCAAGGCTTCGGGTGAAAAGAGCTTTAAGTGATCTTCGTTTACTGAATATGTATAGTCGGAGGCGCGTGTGGCTGATACCAGAGAGCTACAAGAACAAAAGAGGCTTGTAGATGCAGTCAACGCATCAATACGTGGTGTTAATGAAGCTCTAAAGCAGCAGATTCGCATACATGATCTTATAAGGCAGAAGGCTGAAGGCGCAGCTCTAGATCTAGCAGCAACAGATGCAGAGATATCAGCGCTGCTGGGAAGTGCAGGATCTGATTTAGAAGCAGGGGCAAGTAGATTCTCTTCTGGAATGAGTAGCTTTGAATCATCAACAGCCGCTGCTGGTAGCGGAGTTGCAGGTCTGGGTGAGGTTCTAGAGGGTTTTGCTAAGAATGTTGAGAGAACATTTGACGGTGCTGGAAAGGCTATTTCTGGATACGTTGACAGAGATGTTCGACAGGCTGTAGGGGATATTCAAAGACAGTTTGGCGGCCTTGGAGATGATATCAATCAGGGTGCAAATAATCAATCCGCGGCGATGAGAGAGCTTGTCAGTGACACGTACGAAATGTATGTGAATACGACAAATGATGCCTACATGGTCCAAGATCAAGGGCTTCAGTTTGCATTTGACAATCTAGGCGATCTTATGGGATATTTCACAGAGCTATCTGGAGATCCAATAAATGCACTTGCAATGACACGTGACGCATCAAAAGAGATGGTCATCGAGATGGGAATGTTTGGCAAGGGCCTAGGGCTAACGCAGGCTGAGGTGGGAACATTCGTTCAACGTCAGATAAGCCTAACAGGAAAGGCTGGAACTGATATGCTTCAGGAGGCTGCAGCCGCCGCGAAGGGAATTGAACTTAGAACCGGTATATCATCAAAGCTGATATCTAAAAACGTCCATGGAATAATGGAAGATACCAAAAACTTTGGAAATGTGACTGTTCAGGAGGCTGCAAGAATCTCCACAGCTCTTCTTCAGATAGGAATAGATTACTCAGATCTTGGAAATATGCTCGGTAAGTTCCAAGGATTTGATCAAGCTGCTGGAACAGTTAGCAATCTAACCTCTGTATTCGGTCTTCAGATGGATGCAATGGCCATGATGGAGTCTGCAAATACCGATCAGGATAAGTTCCTAAGGGATATGAGAGAGAGCTTCCTGGCAGCAGGCAAGTCAGTTGACACATTAACCCTCTATGAGAAGAGATTTATTCAGGAGCAGCTGGCGCTTAAGGATGTTGAGTCAGTTGAGAGACTTTTAGATCCGAGAGCAGCAATAAGCGGAATGGAGGATCTAGCAGCTGCATCAGAGGAGATGGATCCAGAGGAGGCACTCAAATCTGTAAAAGATGACATCGACATGATCAGAGATGCATCTGAGCTGACAGCCGAGGCACTAGCGACAATGGCACGAAGAGGTATAATGGCTCCTTTCCAGGATGCCGCGCTATCTATTGAGCAAGACGCTGTAAAAATGGCGGGATCTTTAACACAGCTAGGAACTGGCAAGGGAGCAGAGGCGGTCAAAGAACTGGGACAGTCTGCTGAGGGAATAACGGCTGGATTTGAAACTGCATTTGAAACCGTGGAAACAAAATTTACTGAGCTAATTGAATCCATGAAGAGAAAGCTAGAGGAGTCAGGTCTTCTTGGTGAGTCTGAGTCAAAGACATCTGCAAGATTCAGGGCTGCGTGGGACTTGAGCTTAGAGAGAGTAGATGATGCCACAGGACAGACATTTAATAATATGACAGAGATCGCCACAAAGGAACTCAAAAAACAGCTAAAGACATCAGGATCTGTTTACAATGAGATGGCGAAACAGGTGGGAAGACTAGGATCAAGCTATTCTGATCTAACAGAGGAAGAGAGAAAATCTCTAGCAGATAGGATGAAGCTGGGAGAGGACTGGGAGAAAGAGCTTGAGATGATATTCAATAGTCAGGCAGCTGCTACAGAGAGGCAGGTCATGAGTGATCAAGATACTGCCAGAGCTCTTTTAGAACAGGTGAAGGCTGAAGGCGGTGAACTCGGAGCAGATACACTTGCTAGTGTTACAGCTATGCTTCCTGCAAAGCCAGAAGAGATAAGAGATTTTGTAGCGGGCGGCACTACGACGTGGGAGAAGCTAGCTAGCTCTGCTGAGGCATCTCGTCAATCAGCCCAGGCACAGGCTGAAGCAGCGGCACGTGCAGAAGCTGATGGCGACGAAGGTGGCGCCGGAGGTCGACCCACTACAGAAGGGGGCTATCTTAAAGAAATACACATGACCGTTCGACAGATCCTTTCTATTCTTCCTCTTCTTCAGCCACAGGAAGAGTCCGGAGGAATAATTGAAAGTGCTCTTTCAGCTGCTGCTGCTACAGCAGAGGAAGGAACAGTTGTTGTCGCAGGAATTCTTGAGAGAATAGCAGACTTAACAGGCATCAATTTTGGAGGTGAAGAGGCTAGTCCCGAAGACGGCGAAACAGGAGAAGTTGCAAGTGTTCTTGCACTAAATGCTGATAGAGCACAGGAAGAATCCGGAGCGCTTGTTGGACAGCTCGAATTAATACGAGAGACAAATGACCTAATTGCTGCTTCAGCACTAGAGCAAAGCGTAGAAACTGTTAACCATCTAATGGCAATAAAAGAATTATTAACAGCTGCAAACACAGCTGCACAGACATCAGAAATTCCTGTTCAGCTAACCATACAGCTGGGTAGAGAGAAATTAGAGCAGGTATTGGGAATAGAGCCTGGAGAAACAATAGTTACATTTGGAAATGTAGAATAGTGAGAGAAGTATGTCATTAATAGATAAGGTTCGTAATAATCCCCTGTACAGAAGCTGTGCTGAGAAGTTAAGTGATGAAGATCGTGAAAAGCTTGAGAATGACATGATGAGGATATTAGAGGGATATGAGAGATTCATTAATGATTTTGGTGAAAAAATATCAACAGATGATGGATTTCAAAATGTGGTAGAAAATCTTGACCACTTAACGTCTGAGGATGGTATAAAGGGATGGCAAGAGAAAAACTAAAAGACTTTTTAAGATCAATTGGAGCGACATCTGATATGATCTCATATACCATCGATGATGAGGACTTTGATGGTCTTGCAAAAGTTGGAGATGATTTGGGCATAGATCCGGAAACAGGACAGCCTCTCGTAGATCTTAATGTAGAGGCGATCGGTATGCTAGGAGATTATGCAAAATTCATAGTAGATATCTCAGATAATTTATTTACTGTAGAAGGAGGAAACAAAGAGGCGGCTTCAGGAAATCGTGGAGACAGCATTGTTCTAGCAGAAAATACGGGTGTTACAAGACCGTTTATAAGTCAAGGTGAGACTCTTGGAAGTGTTATGTCATCCTATTCAAACAGTGGAATATTTGGTGAGGATCTTGATAAGATACTAGACAAGACGGGAAAAGTGAGTCCGAAGATGAAGTATGACGGAACAGAGGTGGTTAATGGTGGACCTCTGAGATCAGGAAATACTTTATTGAGTAGTATCGAAGGTGCACCCGCCATACCGCAGAGCGGAATCACAGAGGCCGATTCAACCTCATATACTCCTGAGTCACTAGCCCAAGAAGCTGTTGAGAACTTTATAAGCCAAAATAACAGGTTTAGCCCTTCAAAGAAAGATTTTAAGGCGTACTCACCAGTTCCAACAGATGCTACTGATTTTGATTCTGGAAAAGATGATGTAGGAACAGCTACATCACAATCTGAGATAGGAAAATTTGATAAAAATTCTATAAAGATGATTAATGACAGTCTAAAGGATGTGGGATCATCTCTTTTACTAAAGATGGCCGGATGGGATAACTCAGTAATACCAGGTGATAGTTCAAATCCAAATACTTTTGATTTTGATAAAGATGACAACTTAGATAGTTCTAGCAGCCCTATGCGTAAAATTGATCCTGAACTATTTAGAGCTAGGTCGGCATATAACTCACCTCAATTTTCAAAGACTGGGATGTCAACAAGAGCAGGAAAAGGAAGCTTTTTAACACAAGATGACCTTTTCAGTACAAAATATACATACTCATTTGGAACGACTACAACTTCAGATACACCGTTCTCATCTGAATTTAATCAAGATATACTTATAGCACAGGCTGCAGCAGCTATTGCAGCGATGCTTGTTATAGCTCAGGAAACGTTTGGACAAATAGATAATATGGTCAATGCAAGGGCCCGATTAGGAAATGGTCCATATTTTGCTGGGCAGTCAACTATTATTGCAACTCAGGCAAAATTTGAGCTGATTAGAAATATTGTTCTAACGCCAACAAAATATCCTTATTCTGATGCTGTCAATCAAGGATTTTTGGTATTATTTGATGGAGAGCTTGGTGGAGATACATCTCAGGCCGATGGTATAGGAAAATATCAGCAGGTTCAGGAGGCACCAGGATTTTGGCTAGCTGTTGCAAGAAGTGTTCTAAGAAGCTTTGAATATTTTGCCACAGTTAATAGTGACATAATGAGCGGAAATGTTTCTTCATCATCATCAACATCACTATCAAACATACTTCACTCAATTTCTATGTCAGGAATTCTTAATATTCTCAACGTCGCTGCCACTATTGGTGATATCTCACTAAAGATGAATGGCGGAATGCCAGGAGTTAACTCTAATAATTCAGTAGGACCATGGAACATAGACGCTCTCGCCGACGGTCCTGGGACTAGAATATCCAAAAGCAGAACACAGGACGGACTTACATCTCTATCTCTTGCATGGCGAACTAGTTCCACACCTGCGCTATACATGATTCCAAGAAATGTGATGAGGGCAGCAGAGGATATGGGAACTCTGGTCAATGGAACCAATCCACTAAAAGGAATGATGGGATCTAATCTAATAAAGAAAACATATATAGATGCCTCAGCAGAGGGGCCTAATGCTAGAATTCCAGGAGATATAGTTGAGAGGATGGAAAATGCACTAGATGCAGAGTATGTTCCATTCTATTTTCATGATCTTAGAACTAATGAGATAGTCTCGTTTCACGCGTTTTTAACAAGACTAACAGATAGCTTTAGTCCAAGTTTCGTTAGAACGTCTGGGTATGGTAGAATGGATGAGGTTCAGGTATTTAAGAATACTACGAGAAGTATTGCTTTATCATTTTATATTGTGGCGACATCTAAGGATGACTTCAATGAGATGTGGTGGAAGATTAATAAGCTCACAACACTAGTATATCCCTCTTGGACAAAGGGAACAAAGGTAACTGTTGGATCAGATAATAAGAAATCTATATTTACTCAACCGTTTAGTCAAGTTCTTGGAGCATCTCCCGTCATACGCATGAGGGTTGGAGACGTTATAAAGGGAAATTATTCTAAGTTTAATCTAGCCAGGATGTTTGGTATAGGTGATGAAGATGTGATGCCAATGGTGCAGGGAGAGGATGCTGCTGTAGCTCTCAAACCAGCTACTCCCTCTTCAATAGATGTTAAGTCCAAGATGCGAGCTGAGCCCTTTGGATCAGAGGCTTTCAGTGCCTTATTTGCATCACCTCTAACTTTGCTAGGAGACAATCCACCCATTGGCACCACGAGGGCAGCGAGGGCAGTACTATCTCAATTGCTTGTAAACGGATTTGCAAATCCTCTTGGATTAGCTGCGATAGTCTCTAGGATGAAGGACCCAGATAGATCTACAAATATCATACCATTATCTCCCTCAGCTGCTGGAGCGATAACAACTGGAGCGTCTATATTGGCAGCGGGATCTGCTGGAACAGGTACACCGCTAGACGCTTTTACAGGATACAAACCTTCAGAGATAGTTTATCTTAGGGCAACTATGGCAAGGGGGTATAAGACAGGACATATAGAAGGGGGACAGGTTAAGCAAAGCCCAGATAACAGCTCAGAGTATAGGGTGACTAGACCAGTGAAGTGCATGGTTATATGGAGATCATCTGTTTCGCTGGAAGGAAAGAGCGACGCACAGTCATCTCCAACATTCAAAGGCCCAAAGAGAAGAGGAAATCCAAGAACAAAAACATCATATGCTGTGACTGTTATAGATCTTGGAGCTCCCATTCATCTCATGGGAAAACTATTCATAGTTGATCACAGTGATCTTCTTCCCAACCCTGACCTCCTGTTTAATTCAACAGTCATGCCTACGATCTCAATGCAGTCACTTGGTGAAGGTCTTGCCCAGGCTTTGGCAGATGTTGGTGCAACTGCAAGCGGAGTTCCTTCCGATCAGATGCAGATTGTTATGTCAGATGCTGCTAGATTCATGGATGAGAATAACAATCCAATCACAAAGGCATTTGCTAGCACAGCAGGAAGAGGGCTGGCCGGAGTTATGACAAGGCTAGATTTTGACTGGCTTGATGAGTCTTTTAATTGGGAGATTGACTGGAATTCGCGAGCACCTATGGGTGTCAAGGTGGATATTGCATTCACGCCGATCCATGATCTTCCCCCAGGCCTTGACCACTCCGGATACAACAGAGCACCAATATATAATGTCGGGGATATAATGAAATATGTCGCCGGCGATCCTTACCCAGATGACGGTGCGGCATCAGAGGACTCATACACAAGACATGGAGGGTCAGGAGCAGCAACTGACAATCCAGCGTCTCCATATGACTACGCTGATCCCAAGACGTGGTTCAAAGATGACTGAGGATAGATAATGGCAACTAGTAGATATGAGTACACACCAAGAATATTAGGTCGATCAACCTTGGCGACGCCATCAACGTCATCTAGAATATATTACGCGATTAACAGTGGAGCACTTCCCTATACAACAATGATTTTAAAAGAGGCCCAGCGTCTAGATCACATAGCCGGAGGAGCGTATGGAGCCTCTTCTCTGTGGTGGGTCATAGCTGCAGCAAGTGGGATAGGCTGGGGTCTGCAGGTGCCTCCAGGAACAATAATCAGAATTCCTAGTGACATGAACACAGTCTTTAGTCTTGTGAGATAAACATGTCAAATTCTGTGAATAATCTATCTGCCGCTGTAAAAAATCTTGGTCAATATTTTAGCATGCTTGGTCGATCAGACATAATATCTATGATGATCGAGGGAACTCAAGGAAGTCAAGATGCTCTCCTATCCTTATCAGTTGCTGACCTGGGCGGAGAGTCATCACCGACCAATGACATAGATGTACAAGTTATAAAGGATCTCATGTATGTTTTAATGGATAATACTGAAGGAGCATTTTTTACAAAAGACATCTTAAGCACCAAGTATCTAAGATCAAAATTTGATCTGAACACCACAGTAGACGCCGGCGGCAATCAATATGATGGAATTGATAAATACGTGAGAGTAGTATATAGTCCCAAACATATTGACGGAGAAGGTATCTTTAGCTATGATGATACTACAGGATGGTCAGGTACACAAGGAGAGCTACAGACAGCTGGGCTTCTTGCTGATTTCGACGTCAATGATATAACTCGTCCAGGTGTAATAAGTGTAGGTGACGATGGAAGAATGCTACCAAGAACAGACTTAAATTCGTCAAGAGTTAACAATTCAGCAGATTCAGATAGATATGAAAATCCATCATTGTCAGCCTTTGTATTTCCAAATCTCAGAATCGGTCCACCCACTAGAAATACAGATGCAGTCGCGCTATTTTGTAATTCAATTCCAACACTTGAGATGTCAAGGTGTGTCCCCTATATCGATATAAGATTTGTCTCTGAGGTTCCTCCTATAGTAGGTGAGAGAACTAAGAAGATGTCAATTTTAAGATTCTTAGGAATGAATCAGGAAAGTAATGACAGGATAGGTATGGGAGATGCCCTCCCGACAACGATCCAGGGATATCTTGTCACTGATCCTAGCGCACTAACCACAGCGACTACATCTGATGGAACGACGTATGGAACTTCAGTATCTTCTGCTGGAATGGAATTATTTACATCCCCCCAGACCATGGTTAATGCTAATATAAACTCATCAAATGAATCATTTGGTGGTTTAGCTGGGAGAGTTAGAGATCCAATGTTGCCTCTTGCAACTCTAGATCAATTGAAAATTGATATAGCTGGTGTAGGTCAGCATCTATTAGCAAATAAGACAGGAACACTATCATTTACTCTTCATGATAGATCTAGGATGTCTGACATAGCACCCCTCATATCGATGGATCTATTTTCTTCTACATTTATCATAATTGAATATGGCTGGAGACATCCTGAGGGCAACGATGTTGATAGTAATGTATTTGGTGCTCTTTTGAATTCCATGAGAAGCACATCTGCATTTAATATTGTCGCAACAAATTTTACTGTTCAAAATGACGGACAGGTAAAGATTAATGTGAGACTCGCGTCACGGGGAGCGCAGGACATAAGAACCATTCCAATAGGGGTGGGTGAGGTAATGCCTCTAGCACCGCTAAAGGGAATGATAATCCCGTATCTTGCAAAACGACTTGCAACAGAGAAAAGCAAAGAGAAGGATTTTCAATCAAGAGATATACTTCAAAAAATTCCTGTTTCTATGAGTTCTGCATCTAGAAGCTCCACAGTTATTACGCGTGATCTATATGATAAGTTTATAATGCTTTTGAAACATCTTCCTGAGGGAGGTGAGAGTAGCGTAGCTGATATAGAGCCTCTTATAAAGGAGCTTGTTGGTGAGGATGGGACATCTGGATTAGAAAGCACGAGCCACTCATCACTCAAGCAGCAGGTGAGGTCAAAGGTGTCGGGTATGAGAAATGCAGCTACACCAGATCCCTTTATGATGGAGACACACCCAGTTTGCATACAGAAGGCCATCACTGCGGGTGTTGTTGCAGATGACTTTGTTTCCTTAGGAAATCTTTTTTTGAGCTTTGTAGGGTATCCGCTCGCGTGTTCTGGAAAATTTGATGAGGTTCAGATGATGTTCTATAGATTTAATAACAATGCAGCTGAGGCAAGAATCTTACCATCTATCGCAAGCTTTGAGATAAATAACAATGAATTTTTCTTAGAGATGGAAAAGTATATATCGTCTAATCCGGCCATGTCAGTACAGGGATTTATCTCATTTATAAACAAGAGTTTTACAAATAACCCGTCAGATTACAATTTTGGATTTGATCTAGCAGGAAAATACAGGGCATTATCGGAAGCTCAAACATCTGAGGCAGAAACAGAAGAGCAGAAGAAAGAAAAGCAGAATGCTGTAAGGGTTATTCAGGATGAAATAGATGAGTTTCTTAGAAATACGTATGGTGCCACAGGCGGAGGACAGCCAAGATATGATCTTCCAGACGTTCGTGTCTATTTTGAGTCTCTTCCGGCCATGAAGGTGGATGAGACACACCCGACATACCCATCAGTCTCTCTAGACCCTTCAAAGGTGATTCTTAGAGTTCATGTATTTGATGCGTCAGCAACTCCTCACACGAAGGAGTTATTTTTATTATCAGCTATGTCTGACGGTGACATAGCAATTGCTCTTAAAAATTCAAGCAGTTCTGCAAATTCTGAGGCAGCAGCATCAGCAAACCAAGACAACCCACCAAGCGGAGCTGAAGGAGAAACAACTCCAAGCTCTGATGTAGCTTCTCCTGCCGCTACAACTAGCGCTGCTGAATGGGATGTCATAACGACAAACTTATCTAGTGAGGATGTAAAAAAGATGATAAAGTCATCTGTTCCTAGCTTTACGTTTGGAAGCCAATTTTCTGCTCTCACAAATTTATCACTTAGCTCGACAACACAGGGCGGCGCGGCTGATGTATTTCTATTAAATGCTAGGGGTCATAGCAATGATCCACAAGTAGGAGAAGGTGCACAGCAGCCTTTCGAGGATGTTCAGGTTATTCCTGCATCTGTAAGCATTGATATGTTTGGGTGTCCTCTTCTAGAGTATGGGCAGCAATTCTTTGTTGATGTTGGAACTGGGACAACTGCAGATAACATGTATACTGTTAGTAAGATCAGTCACAGCATAGATGCTGGAAGATTTACTACAAACGTCGGAATGGCATTTTGTTCAAATGGAACAATGAATAGTTTTAGATCTATACTTGCTGCAAGCCTTTCTAAACTAACTGAAATATCTACAGAAACAGATACTTCTTAATTGAAAATCTACCCATTCATGGTGTAGAATAACATGTGAAGATAGTAATTTCATGTAGAATACTCGGAACACAAAAACATCTCCTTAACAGTGATGAGGGAGAATCATTTAAGTGGGTTTCTGATATTCCAGATGATGCGTGGGTCCTTGATGACAGACCAGTTGTGAGAGATCTTAAGGCAATATCTGATGCAACTGGCAGGGATGTATTTAGTTTTTCTAAAACACCCCACGGATGTGCCTGGAAAGAAATATTAAAAAAACATAAAGGAGAATCTATAGACATTCCATGGGCAGACGTCATACCCACAGGGCAGTTTAAAAGATACCTTCTAGATGCTCTAGATCAGCTCTGGATGATCTCTAGAGAAGAGATCGATGGTTACTATATGAATGAATTTATAAGTAACAGAGAGCTGTTATTGAGCTTACACAGAGCTGCAGTCGATAGAGACATAATTCAGGATTTGTTATCAGATGACTTAACAGTAAATAAATCTGAATTAAAGAAGTTTTATTCTGATGATGGACTTTCTCCAGCCGTGAGGTATGGCCAGTCTGGGTCAATAACCGGAAGGTTGATAATAAAAGAAGGCCCAAACATATTGACTTTAAAAAAGAGTAATCGTAAAATTTTTAAATCTAGATACCCAGGTGGCAGCCTTATTCAGATAGACATAGTTTCCCTAGAACCTAGAATTGCCCTGGCTGTAGCAGATAAAGAAATACCAGGTGACATTTATAGCTGGGTGAGAGATAATGTTTTAATGGGGGAGGTCACAAGAAACCAGGCAAAGATCGTAACAATTAGCTGTCTTTATGGTATGTCAGCATGGTCTCTTTCTAAGCGCCTGCCAGATTCAATCGACGCCAGACAGGCGTTGTCTGATGTCAGGGAATATTTTGATATCCCATATATGGAATCAAATTTAAAGCGACAATATAATAAAAATGGATTTATTAAAAATTTTTATAATAGAAGGATAAAATCAGGAGATGCTTTTGTGAATCACTACTTACAATCTACGGGGGTAGATGTCTCTCTTGAATCATTTAGATGGGTTATCGATAAGTTAAAGACGGAAAAAATAAATGCAATTCCTATATTCGTTATACATGATGCTATAATTTTAGATGTTAAGTCTGGTGTAGATAAAATAAAAGATATTGTTAGTGATGGTATTCCTATACAAAAATTGAATAAAAAATTTCCTGTAACAGTTGAAAATATTTGTTAAGATAATATGGAGAAAATTATGAATAATTTTGAAAAAATAAAAGATAATTGGGAAAAATTTGAATCGCTTTGTAGGAGGCTTAGTGATAATAATTTAAATAATCTCTTAGATAGCGTCGGAGAGAGAATTTTAATGTGTCCTGCTTCAACAAGAACAGATCAATATGGATGTTATCCTGGAGGTCTTGTAGATCACTCACTAAAGGTCACAGCTGCTATGAGAAGGCTAAATGATGCATATGATTTAGATCTGACAGCTCCGTCTATTGCATCAATATTAAAGGCTGGGTTGCTTCATGACATAGGTAAAATAGGTGATCTAGAGAAAGATAATTTCATAGAACAAGATTCTGACTGGCATAGAGATAAGCTTGGTCAGCTATATAAATTTAATGAGGATCTTCATAGAATGTCGGTATCTCATAGAACACTATACATCTTACAAAATTTTGGCGTAACACTTACATCTGACGAGTGGTTGTCAATTCAACTAGCTCAAGGATCTCACTTTGAGGAGAATAGGTTTTATGTGGGACACGAACCAACATTAGCAATAATTCTCCAGCAGGCAAAATCATTTGTCATTCATAGAGAAAAATAGACATTATTAATATTTTGTGAGATATTTATGAATAATGTCACGTCTCACGTCAGCAGAATTTAAAAAGCTCTATGGAACATCCATGGATAATGTTCCTGAAAAGGGTGTGTGGTCAGGCCGAGGAATTGGAATACCAGTCGCTGGAGCTATTGGCGGCGGAGATGACTACAAGCAGAAGATAGGTCGTGGAAAGCTTCCTGACTTTAGAACAGGAAGCCCAACACAGGGTGCCGACTCAACATTTTCATCATATCTTGCTAGAGTGAATACTGGGTATGATGATTATGACAAGGCAGTAGAATATATGCCTATGTTTCCTGAGCAAGAAGAGGAAGAGGGTGATATTTATTCATGGGATGTCGAACCAGTTAGAAGTAGAAAGCTTCCTAAAGACTTTAAGATAATGAGGCCTAAGCAAAAGGGGTTAAAAGAGAAGATGGAATTTAACGAAAACTATATTGTTCCGAGAAGTAGATATAATCTAAATCATTTATTTGAACAACCAGCTCCAGAAGTATCTGATCCAGATCTAAGCTCAGTAAGAATAAAAGATGTAGTAGCAGATGTTTTGGGAGATGCCCTTCTAGCGCTAGCCGATACGGCGGGCTACGACGTACCTGGAGCATTGCTGCTCGTACCGACTGTCGCGTATAACATGTATCAAATCAGGTCAGCTACAAACAAGGGTGAGGAGCTGCTTCAGGCGATGGCAGCCAATCCAAGCGATGATATAGCAGTAGATATGGATGATGTCATGCAGGACATCACAAGAGATCTAGTTGATGTCATGCAGAGAATAATAGAATTCTTGCCAGCATCTGTAGTATCAGTTGGCACAGCTAATATTGGTTCGTTTATAGCTGGTCAGGCTGCCACTTATGCTGCAGGTACAGCTATAAGATCTGGATCTGAAATGTATGAAGATCTTCTTAATAAGCTACCGGATACAGTTAGAACAATTATAGAGTGGACGCCTGTATCACCAGATCCATCCGGAGTAGTTATTGGCGTGATGAAGGGGATCATATCTCAGGGACTTTCAATGGTTGGAAAGCTTCACAAGGCGATAAACGAATATAAAGGCGCGCGAGACGCTCCGCATACACCAAGCCCAGATACACAAGAAGCCGGTCCTTCGCAGGACATGACTAAAGCTCAGGCCTATGAAATGATACTTACAGGAGATGATGTCAGTGCTGGAGCGGGTTTATCAGAACTAAAGAAGTTTATCAAAGAGTCAATTTATCCCGACTATAGCACATATCACGAGGACAAGCCCGCAGGATATAAGTCTAGAAATGTACCAACCGTAGTTACAAAACAAGAGGCTGAATCGGTTTTCGATAGGCTAGATGACTATGATGATTTTTCTGTCGCGTATAAGGCGGATGGAGGAATTGTAAATTATCAAGCTCGATCACTAGAGGAGCAGGCTCTCAGAAACCTTATTCAGCAAGGTCTGCACCGAGTGCTTGAGAGTAAAAAAAAAAATTAGATGTCGAAGACGTAGATGATATCGACGAAAAAGATATTGATGAACAAAGTATCGTAGCCAATCTTGGAGGCGTACCCAATCTTCCTCTTGGTATGTCTACACCTACATTTGGGAAGAAAAAGAAGGCCATCATGGAAGGCAGCAGGAAGCGGTTTTGGAAATGCTGTGCCTGTTGGTGATGTAGGCTTAAAACAGATTAAGAAAAAGAAAAAGAAATAAATTAAAACTTGAACACTACTATTAAAAACAATATTATTAAGTTGCTGATAAACATTGAATATTAAACATTAAGGAGTTAAAAATGGCAAATATCGATTTTGATGCTATCCGTAAGAAGCTTGAGAGGCTGAGCGGAAACACTAAGAACAGGTCTATGACCTGGCGACCAGTTGAGGGTGAGGAACATACTGTTCGTCTACTTTCATTTCCAGATAATGATGGACAGCCCTTCAAGGAAAGGTGGTTCTATTATAATATCGGAACTAATAGGGGGCTTCTAGCACCTTACCAGTTTGGAGACCCAGATCCTATCCAGGAGCTTATTACAAAGCTTCGGGAAGAAGGGACGAAGGAATCCTATGAACTAGCTAAAAAGCTATATCCTAAGATGAGAACTTATGCTCCGGTCGTAGTTCGCGGCGAGGAAGACAAGGGTGTCCAGATTTGGGGATTCGGAAAGATGGTCTATCAGACGCTTTTGGGTTTGATGCTTGATGAGGACTATGGTGATATCACAGACCTAACTGAGGGGAGAGATATCAAGGTAGTTTGTTCAAAGCAGCCAGGAAAGAGGTGGGCTATGACTGAAGTAAGGCCAAGAGGCAAGCAGACAAAGCTGTCAGATGATCATAAGCAAGTGAAGTCGTGGATGTCTGAGATTCCAAATCTAGATGATATGTATACCGCGAAGTCATATGATGAGCTATCTAAGATTATAAATGACTGGCTCAGCGATGATGACACTGATGGTGCCGATGAGGATGAAGCCTCTAGCACTAGTGAGTCAAGTGATGCTACATCTAAGACTGAGTCTGGATATAGCAGCATAGATGATGCATTCGCTGACTTGATGTCTGAAGACGACTAGTTAACTGAGAGTTCCTTTGTAACTCTCATTGAACAATATCTTACAATAGTTGTAAGATATAAATGCTTAGGTGGAAATAATGTCGTCAAAAGGAATGGAAGATTTTACTTCTGATCTTATTAAGTCTCTTAATAAGGAGCATGGCAGTAGAGTTGCATATAATCTTGCATATGATGATTCTCCAACACATGTCAATCGCTGGATTTCAACGGGCTCTAAATTACTAGATTACGTTTGTTCCAACAGGAGAGATGGGGGGCTACCAGAAGGTAGAATTATTGAGATATTTGGTCCCCCATCTATTGGAAAATCACACATAGCTACACAAATCGCTAGGTCTACTCAACAGATGGGCGGGATCATTGTCTACATAGATACTGAAAATGCCACATCTGTTGAAAATTTAAATGCACTAGGTGTGAATGTGTCACAAAGATTTGTATATGTAGATACTCATTGCACAGAGGAGGTCTTTAAGGTAGCAGAATCTACGATAATGAAAGCAAAAGGTATGAGCAAGGATGTGCCTATAACCATTATCTGGGATTCTGTTGCTGCTTCCTCCCCCAAGGCGGAGTTGCTTGGAGATTATGATAAAGAGTCTATAGGTCTTCAGGCAAGAGCAATTTCAAAGGGCATGAGAAAGATAACAGGTGTAATAGGTAATCAGAATATTTTATTTGTCATTCTTAATCAAACACGTGTGAAGATAGGTGTGATGTTTGGAGACCCTACAACTACACCAGGAGGAAAGGCAATACCATTTCATGCTTCAACGAGAATAAAGCTAGGTGCTGGCCAGCCAATAAAGGATGGAGATGATGTCATAGGAATCAATGTATCTGCTAAGACAATCAAGAATAAAGTTGCACCGCCATTTCGAACTGTGAATTTTGAAATTCATTTTGGAAAAGGAATTAGAGAGCATGAACAAATATTTGATATTCTTAGAAAACATGGTGCTGAAGTTATAAATGGAAAAGAAATTTCAGTTTCAGGTACGAGCTCGTGGAAGACATTATCAGTTGTTGATACTAAATCAGGTGAGTGCTTGATTGAGAAAAAATTTCATAAACCAAAATTTAATGAAATAATGACAGATCCAGAATATTCTTCATACATTGATGATCTTTTAGAAACAGTTATGGTTAAAAAGATGAATAATGATGATCTAGATGTCGATGTTGATTCTTATGTTGAAATTAGTGCATTGGCAGAAGCTATTGATGACGATCTAATTGATCCAGAGGGCTAGAATGTGGAGGAAAAGGATAGAAATCTTGTTATTTTAGTTGATGCACTGAATCTTTTTACAAGACACTTCGTGGCACACCCTGCTATCAATTCTAATGGTGAGCACGTAGGTGGAATAGTTGGATTTCTTTATGCAGTAATAGATCTAGCAGAACGGTATAGGCCGGCACAAATAATTGTTGTCTGGGAAGGCGGCGGATCTACACGAAGAAGAAATTTATTCAAAGACTATAAGTCTAAACGTAGGCCCGAAAGACTTAATCGATATTATGATGATGATATTCCCGATACAATTGAAAATAGAAATCACCAGATTTCAATACTTGTAAGTATCATAAAAGATCTGCCAATAGAGCAGCTATATATACCTGACTGTGAGGCAGATGATGTCATAGGGTATCTTAGTAAATACAGATTAAGAGAGTGTAGAAAATTAATAGTCTCTTCTGATAAAGACTTTTATCAGTTGCTTGATAAAAAAACAATTATTTATTCACCCACATGGAAAAAACTTGTAACTGCAAAAGAAGTAAAGGAGAAATTTAAGATCTCTCCTAGAAATTTTTGTCTTGCAAAGTCAATTTGTGGAGATCCGTCTGATAATATAAAAGGAGTCAAGGGAGTTGGATTTAAGACTATATCTAAAAGATTTCCTGAATTGATATCGGATGAAGATATAATGATATCTGATATAATTTCTGTCGCGCAACAAAATATATCTGAGGGTAGCAAAATAAAAGCGTTTGAAAGAATAATAGATTCAGAAAAACTAATAAGAAGAAATTGGAAATTGATATATCTTGACACATCAAATTTATCTGAATTTCAAATAACTAAGATTGTTAATTCTGTTGATACTTTTACAGAATCAAGAAATAAGATGAATGTAATGAGAACGCTGATTAAAGAGGGTGTACAGACATTTAATGTCGATAGGATGTTTTTGTCAATGAATCATATGGGAAAAAAGAATGTCTGATTCGTCGTATTTTGGACAGTATGGAAAACAATTTCAAGAAAAGATTTTTCAATGTTTTATAACTGATCATTCATGGTCCACGCATATGTCAGATGTGATGACTTATGAATATTTTGACTTGAGGTATTTAAAATATTTAACAGAAAAATATTTTAACTATTACAAAAAGTATAAGTCATTTCCAACATTATCTCTTCTTATTTCAATTATACGTGATGATCTTAGGGAGGGAAATGATATAATATTAAGAGATCAGATTGTTGAATTTTTGCATAGAGTGAAAACTAATCCAGATCCTGGAGACTTACAATATGTAAAGGATAAGACGCTAGAGTTTTGTAGAAAGCAGGCTTTAAGAGACGCATTAGAGAAGTCTGTTGAGCTTATAGCAACAGACAACTATGAGTCTGTTGTATCTCTCATGAAAGATGCCATTTGTGTTGGAATGCCAAATACGCTTGGACATGATTTTTTTAATGACTATGAGTCAAGATTCTCTATTATAAATAGATCTGCTTGTCCGATAGGCATACCGCAGATCGACAAGAAAGGCATACTAAATGGAGGGCTCGGTAGAGGAGAGCTCGGAGTTATGATAGCAAATACAGGTGTTGGAAAATCTCACTTTTTAGTTCATGCAGGGTGTGAGGCATTGAGACGTGGGAAAAATGTGATTCATTATACATTTGAGCTTTCTGAGAGAGCAGTAGGAATAAGATACGATAGTAATTTATGTAATATTTCTAACGATGATGTAATTGATAGAAAAGATGAGATTCTTAAGATGTACGATGGGATGGATTTAGGTAGATTGATCATTAAGGAATATCCCACAGGATTTCCAAGTATCATGACAATTAAAAGTCACATTGAAAAGCTTTTACTCAAGTCTTTCGTTCCCAGCCTGATAATTATTGATTATGCAGATATCATGCGGTCGACTAGAAAGTTTGAATCTTTGAGACACGAATTAAAACTAATATATGAGGAACTTAGAAATTTGGCAATGAGTTTAAATGTTCCTGTCTGGACTGCATCACAGGCTAATAGAAGTGCAGCTAATTCTTCTATAGTGGGATTAGAAAATATGTCTGAAGCATACGGAAAGGCAATGGTCGCGGATATAGTTCTATCTATTTCAAGAAAGCCTTCTGAGAAGGCATCTGGATGCGGTCGACTATTTGTAGCAAAAAATCGTGCTGGAAGAGATGGAATATTATTTCCTATTCATCTTGATACATCTATTTCTAGATTATTTGTTGTTGAAGATGCTGAGGAAATGTCGCTTAGTGATGTTATAGAGACAGATAAAAGCTCTATGAAGTCATTGTTAAAAGAGAAGTGGGGAGAGGTTAACGGTAACAAGTCCGTGTGATAAATTTTAGTGATGGGAGTTGGCGTGTATAGTTTTGACGAAGTTTTTAGTGAAAGCGTAAAATATTTTGACGGAGATGAACTCGCTGCAAATGTGTTCGCAACTAAATATGCTCTTTGTGATAGAGCTGGAGATTTTTATGAGCTAACACCTGATGACATGCACAGGAGGATTGCGAAGGAATTTGCAAGAATCGAAAAAAAGTATGAAAATCCTATGACGCAGAATGAGATATACTCTCTTCTTAAAGATTTTAAATATATTGTTCCTCAAGGAAGCCCAATGGCGGGAATCGGGAATGATTTTCAAATCCAATCTTTATCAAATTGCTTTGTCATAGAGTCCCCTCATGATTCTTATGGGGGAATTCTTAAGACAGACCAGGAGCTTGTTCAAATAGCTAAAAGACGTGGGGGTGTAGGATTTGACATATCTACAATTAGACCAAAAGGTCAGTCAACAGGAAATTGTGCGAGGACAACAGATGGCATTGAAGTATTCATGGATAGATTTTCAAATTCTTGTAGAGAAGTGGCTCAGGGTGGCCGACGCGGAGCACTTATGCTTACTATCTCTGTTCATCATCCTCAAATTAGGGATTTCATAAAGATAAAGCGGGATTTAGCACGAGTGACAGGTGCCAATATTTCAATTAAGGTAACAGATGAATTTATGAATGCCGTCATAGATGATGAGGATGTAGATCTTAGATTTCCAGTTGAAGATGAGTCACCTAGAATTAGAAAAAAGGTTAGTGCAAAGGAGCTGTGGAATGATATCATTGAATCAGCACATGCTTCTGCAGAGCCAGGGATTCTATTCTGGGACAATGCTAAAAAGTTAACGCCTTCAGACATTTATGAGAGTGAGGGATTTGGATCTGTTTCTACAAATCCATGTGGCGAAATTATTCTTTCTCCATATGATTCTTGTAGATTGATGCTAATTAACCTATCTTCATTTGTTGAGAATTCATTTTGTAGTGATGCAAGTTTTGATTTCAAGACGATGTCGAAAGTGGTCCAGAAAGCTCAGAGGCTTATGGATGATATGATTGATCTTGAAATAGAACAGATAGATAAAATTCTTGAAAAAATTAATTCTGATCCTGAGCCAGATATTGTCAAGTTAAATGAAAAAAATATGTGGAAACAAATAAGGGATAGAGCAAGGAGAGGTCGGAGAACTGGGCTTGGAGTGACATCAGTTGGAGATGCATTAGCTGCCTTAAATGTTACATACGGGTCTGAAGAATCTATTAGTATTGTTGAGAAAATTTATAAAACACTTTGTATAAATTCATATATGTCTTCTTGTCTTCTGGCTAAGGAACGTGGTGCATTTCCTGTTCATGATTTTACTAGAGAAACGTATCACCCATTTTTAAGAAGAATATGGGAAGAAAACCCGAAGCTTCTAGATATGAATGAAAAATATGGAAGAAGAAATATAGCTCTAACAACAACAGCACCCGCTGGCTCAGTCTCTGTATTAACACAGACAACATCGGGAATTGAGCCAGCATATCTCTTGAAGTATACTAGAAGAAAGAAGCTTACTGAAAGTGATGCAGGTGGCAGAGTAGATTTTATAGATGATGTTGGAGACCGGTGGCAGGAATATGATGTTTATCATCATGGATTTAAAAAATGGATGGACGCAACAGGAAAAACTGAGGTAGAAGATTCTCCCTATTGGAAGTCTACAACAGATGATATAGACTGGGTGTCTAAGGTTAAGCTGCAAGCAGCAGCACAGAAGTGGGTCTGCCACGCAATATCAAATACAACAAATGTTCCTTCTGAGACATCTATTGACACAATTAAGGACATCTATATGCAAGGCTGGAGGCTAGGATGCAAGGGAGTAACCGTCTATAGAGAGGGAAGCAGAACCGGAGTATTAGTCAGATCAGAAAAGAATGCCTTTAAAACTCATGATGCTCCTGTCAGACCTGGAGAATTGCCATGTCAAATCCATCATGCAACAATTAAAGGTGAGGCGTGGACAATTCTCGTAGGATTGATGGATGGTAGCCCCTATGAAGTGATGGGAGGCTTACAAAAATACATAGAGATCCCCAGGAAATATAGGAAAGGAACTATCATAAAACATCATTACAAGACCAAGAATTCTAGATATGATCTCCAGATTGGAAAGAATGGTGAAGAGATTTTGATCAAGGACATAGTGTCAGTCTTTGATAATCCTAATCATGCTGGCTATACAAGGACGATATCCCTCGCCCTTCGACATGGAGCGAGGATCAACTATGTGGTTGAACAGCTTCAAAAAGATGTAGAGATGGATATGTTTTCCTTCTCAAAGGTGATTGCTAGAGTTCTTAAAAATTACATAAAAGATGGAACAGTCCCTGGAAAGACGTCATGTGGAAATTGTAGTGCAGAAGATACACTAAGATATCAGGAGGGCTGTGTAACATGCACAGCGTGTGGTTTTGGAAAGTGTGGATAATACATAGATAAGGAGATAAAATGGTGTACTCAGATAAAGTTTTAGATCATTTTGAAAATCCAAGACACGAACGTACGGGTGCGGCGAGTCTATTGCTTTCTAGGTGGTATAATGAAGTGGGTTAGTAAAATATCTCCTCTTATTAAAGAGGTCGAATTAAGAAAGAATCCAGTTATCATAACTGTTAATAAATTTGATGAAAAATCTGCAAA